TCCTGTTTTGAGTACTCTTCGTCAAAAGCCTTCTTGTAGGTTGGATCTTTTGAACGCTGCTTGACCACGGAATTAATGTTGCGTCGGCGAACTCCAGCGCCTTCGCCATAATACATCTTGGATCGAGCGGTCTCCTGAGCGTCCTTCCTCGCCTGTTTACGTGTATTACGCTCGGCTCGTCGAACACCCCACTTCATGCCTTTTACGCCGAAATGATAAAGTTCATCGGTCATGATTATTCCTACCTTGATGTTACAGTATTGACAATAATCTTATTACCAATCGCCTTCAAAGCTTCGTTCGCCGGAGAAGCCCAAGAATATCCAGCCCCATACCGAGCCCTCAGATAATTCATATACGGAGCACTATGCCCGATGGCGCTCTTCAGCGTCCCGACACTGACTTTCATGATGGCTCGACCCTCCGGAGTCGAAGCCACAGTCAGACCTCCAGCTGCAAGCGAAGCCACAGACGTCTTCGCGGCTAGACTGATCATCTCGGTAGTCGCTGCGCGAAAATGCGACTGCCCTTTGTTCATACGGCGATTGATGCGCTTGACACCCTTCTTGCCATAACTTGCCCGATCCGTTATACGCTGTCTGGAAGTGTAATCAGCATTCGGCTTGTTAAGCTGCGCCTTACTGGGCTTGTCACGTTTCTTGCGGACGCCCCACTTCATGCCTTTGATGCCGAAGTGATAAAGTTCGTTTTCCATGTGATTTATCTCTTCTTTGACTTCTGGTTGCTTGAAAGGAGGGAACGGTATGCAACCTGATCGGCAATCCCCAGTCCGAGATTTGCAGATTGCATGCCAAGAGCGATCGTATTACTTAGACCTATCCATCGAAAACCTCCAGCGCTGTCGAGAATGGAGTTAACAGCCGCGTGTCCGAGTCCAATGAGAACGCTGTCCGCAATACGATTACCGGCCAGTGCTGCTCTCGATCGAACCTGACCATCTTTGTTAACGAAATTAGAGGTAGCCCTATCAGATCGTAGTTTAGAAACTGAGGCGTTCTTGCGAAGGGTATCCGTCGAGATCTTGCGCTTCTTTCGGACACCCCACTTCATGCCCTTTACGCCGAAGTGATAGAGCTCATCGCTATGATTCATTGAAGTTCTCCAATTCTCTGGAAGCATGTCCTCGGCGTCAAGTTGCTTGGCACGCCTCTTGATCCACCGTTTGACATCGTCCTTGTTGTTGCCGCGACCATAGGCCTGAATGGCGTTACGAAGATCCTTGCGATTCCTGATGGGATAACCGCCATCGGGCATGGCGAGACCACGCTTGACCAGCATGGCCCGTTGCTTATCGGAAAAATCCACCATTTTGAATCTCCAATCAGTCGAAGAGGTCGCGATTGTTCTTGTAGGCGACGAAGGCGTCCATCATGGCCGCAACGGCGTCGATTTTGTCCTCGCGCTTGGCCTTATACAGCTTCTTGTTATTGTTCGTGTCCTGAAGGACGATGCAGTTGCCCATGGTGAACGACATGAGTTCCTCGTCGAATAGCAGACGACGATCCTCGGCCAGCTTCTTCAATTCGCCCAAAGGAACGGATTCGGTCTTGGCACCCTGAATCACTTTCTCGATGCCGAACTCGCCGTAATCCATGGTATACCGCGCGACGAAGTCCTTGGCGTTGTACGGATCGTAACCGAGGCATCGCACATCATACTCCGACTCGGTGATGTACTTGTCGAGATCCTCATACACCTGCACCATATCGAGCACCGTACCATCCATGACGAACAATGATCCTTCATTCAGGAAATTCTCGTACTTCTGACGAGCCGCCGAAGGAAGATGCTGCATGGTATAGGCTGAAATATAGTTCCTCGTCTTGACGCCGAATGTCTCGTCGGACAGGGGAAACAGGAACGTGAACGAGCAGAAGTCGTCGCCTTGGGACAGATCGGCACCGAGCGCACACGGCATGCCCCAGAAGTCCTTCTTCCGATGGGGAAGCGTCTCCTCGAAGGTGAAGAAGTAGGTGTAGCCCTCCATCGGGATGCCGAATCGCTTCGCCAGAATATCGTTGCGGGTGGCGGGAGCCTTCTCGGCGCGTTCGACGTCGAGCTGATAGGTTTCATAGGTAACCGTTTGCCCAAGATTAGGATTTGCCTTGATCCACATGTCCGGATTGGAGACTTCCTTGACATCGTCAAGCCGATAATAGAATATGGAGACATGAGGATTGACGTATTCTCCTTTGAGAATGTCCATCAACTCCATTTTGATGGTATCGCCGACCGAGTTTCGGACGGTGCCCTCGGAAGAGGTGGCCACGATGAGATAGTCGTCCAGCTTTGACGCGCCCTGTTCGATGGCGCCGATCACATCCTCGCGAATATCACCGGACAACCATTCGTCAACGGTCGATACCTTGGGACGAAGGCCCTGGAGCTTGTCAATTGACATCGGACGAACCTTAAGAAGCGAACCTGTGAGGAAATTCTCCACACCCTTCTTGGTCGAGGCGAGCTTGGCCTGAGTAGATTTCGGTCCGTTACCGGGAAGCGAGCCTTCGGAAAGGAACTTGATGAGTGGACCGGGAGATCGAATGATTGCAGTACGGAATGGGATCATGGTTTCCTCAGCCTGCTTCATGGTTGGGGCCACAACGATCTGCGAAGTCGTCGATGTATCCATGATAAGGAAATATGCCTGGATGAATTCGGCGAACATGGTCTTGGCGGCGCCACGGGCGACGATCAAATATAGTTTGTTGATCAGACGTTTGCAGATCCGACGATTCTCGTATCGACCCGGACCTCCATGAGGATTCGGAATATAGACCGATCGTTCGACAAAGTAGTACCAACCAAATATCTGCTCGCCCCAGAGTTTGAAACTATCGAGAAGATGAACCGGAGATCCGTCGGTCAGGGTGAGTTCCTTCTCGCAGAACTTAACCCATCCCTCGACCTTGTCGGCGTCATAGTAGATCCCTGGATTACGAATGAGATCGTCGATGCGGTTCATCTCCATCTCGATCTCATGGCATACCGGGATCTCTCCGGCCATGACCCTATCACGGAACTGACCGTAATACTTCGGAACGGCTGTGTTTGACAGGGTCATGGTTCCTCCTTTATTCATTACAAGTTCTTTTTCATTGATGTCAATCCGCCCCAAACATCGTCTTCGTCGGAAATTTGACCAACAACTTCGAATCCTTGCTTTTCATAAATATGTCTAGCGTCTGGAGAAATTCCAGGAACTTCAAGAGTTAGCTGTTTCATTCCGGACTTTCTAGCATAATCTTCGGCCATTCTCATTGCGGCTTGCGCGTAACCCTTTCCTCGATCATGCTTTTTAATCCCAAGCCATGTAATATTTAACGAAGTCGGAGATTCGTGGAATAGTTGAAGGTCTCCGATCTTGTTAGAATTCGCATCATATAGTTCCAAATTCTTAGTTGAGTCGATTTGTTTTTGCAAATTAATATTGTGTTTTGCAAGAAAATTTGAGATCGGATTAGCTGTTGACTGAATTCCTCGTATTGGAGCTCCGTTTTTAGTTTTTGATTCCAAAATAAGTTGTTGCTTTTTAAATCCACTTTTGGTAGATGGTTGGCGTTTCTTACGAATGCCCCACTTCATGCCTTTAACGCCATAGTGATAAAGTTCATCATCTGAAAAAAAATACCATTTTAAATCTCCTTCATCTGTTACACAAAGAACGGATCGGAATTCTCTTGAATGTAACTAGTTACAGCAATTGACTTCTGGTTCATCAAACTTGTAACTTCATAAATTCGATTATCATCCGACAGATCAGTTACAACGAACGCGAAGAAGTCTCCTCGAATATACCCTCCGGTCTTTATAGACAGGTGGTAATCCTTTCGTCCATCAAACAACTTCTTTTCATCAATGTAACGACGAACTGCGTATTCAATCATTTGATAATTCATTGTTTACTCCATAGCTGCTATTGCCAACTTGTCGTTGGACCCGATTGATTCTGGTAATGGGATCCAAGACCGGCAGATCCGTAGGCGCGATTAACATCATTATGAAGGTCGAAGAAGCACAGTTGACCGATCTTCATTCCTGGAACTATGCGGATCGGATGATTGTTGAGGTTTTTAATCTCAAGCGTGATGTCACCGGCAAACCCCGGATCGATGAATCCGGCGGTGACATGGGTCGCAAGACCGAGACGGCCAAGCGACGACTTGCCTTCGAAGCGCGCGGCGATGTTCTTCGGGATCGTCACTCCCTCGTTTGTCGAACCAAGGATGAATTCATTTGGATCGAGAACGAAACCGTCATCGTTCATGGCGAAACGAATATACTCCAGATTATGGAGCGTACAATCCATGGCATTGATCTCACCACGACCGAAATATCGTACGATGCTCTTAGAGAGTGTGACGTCGTAACTGCATGGCTGAAGCTGGGACTCATCGAATGGCGTAATCATATGCCGGGTAATACAAAGATCTTTAATTTCGGTATCGTTAAGCATAGACCGTCCGATCTCTCATCTTCAGAATTTCATTATTGGACAATGTGCTCTCAGGATGTCGCTTGCGATAGTTTTCAACGAACTTTGTCTCATTGGATCGCTTAACAAGTTTCATCGCTCCTATGGAAGTCGCAAATGCGGCTCCAATAGGACCGTACTGGTTTGCCAATGTGTGAGCAGCGATCTTTCCCTGCTCTTTGGCGAACATGGAATCGATATGATCGTTCCCGAGCTTCGTGAATCCCTCGACATTGATCTTGTCGGTATCGAATACGATTAATGGATTCTTTGCAAAGTATCCGGAATTCTCTTTATCGTTCACATCGCGGATCGCACCATATCCGGCCTTCTTCATAGCCGAATAGAATTTATCATTGATCGGCTGTTGCTCCTTGGTATGAAGAACAAGCGTGGTGTTAAATGCCTTATAGGTATTATCGCCGATCTTTCCGGAATCAAGTTCCTGTTTAGCCTTACGCCAAAGTTTTCCTTGCTTCGTTGTAGGAGGAACCGCGGATGCCATCGCGTCTATGTTCTTCTTAAAAACATCGAAAGATTGCTTATCAGTGTCGAACATATTCTTAAGAACCTTTCGAGCGGATTCAGGGGAGGCAACATTAATATCTCCTGCGGCTCGCATGGCCTTACGATACACGGGTCCATTCGCACCAAGTGTCTTGCCATAAAGACCTTCATACCGATCTTTGTCGTGCTTGTTGACGAAGCCATAAAACGCCCTATTGGTCGGTTCCGATCCGTTGTTCGTCAAACGACCGATCTCACTTCCCTTTTCGAATACCCGATCGGTGACTTTATCGTAATGCTTGTACGCAACATAGGCCGCTGCGGATGCTAAAGCAATACCTCCGGCAACCTTAAGGATTGTTTCTGTCTTAGCTCGATTATAAGCTTTGATCTCGGCCTCGTCCTTGGCGAATCCTTGATCGATGTATTTCTTTTCGAGATCCTGCTGACGCTTTGACTTTTTCTTCTGGTTTTCAAGTTTCAGTCGAGTCTTTGCATCTTCGAACTCTCGGCGAGAGTATTCGGCTTTAACCATGTTCGATGTCGTGGAATGCTTTTTGGCGGTCTTTCGATCAGACAGCATCTTATCGCGCTTCTTACCGAGCGAGGTAAGCGATCCATCTTCGTTCTGATACCTTCGAACACCCCACTTCATGCCTTTGACGCCGAAATGGTATAATTCATCGTCCATCAGATACCTCACCTTCTCCTGTGTTTCCGGAATACGAACGGAATGCCTCTAAAGCATTGTCCATGAGCTCCTGGAGCTGACCAGATTTGTTCAGCGCATCCTTCTTGGCCTGAAGCATAGCCGTCTCATACCTGATCTTCTCCTCTTCAAGCTTGTTTCGAGTCGAAGCGAGCTTGAGATAATGCACGATGACCTGAGATGAAGCCGTCCCCTCGCGAAGTTGCTGCTCGGCAAGGTTGACGGCGAGCGAAATCATCTGATTCTCGCGTTCCTCCGGATTGGAAGCGGGCGAGAACTGAGGGGAAGACGATCCATCGAGCTTCTTACGTCGCCCCATGAAAAATCGCCTCCAGTTCTGTAATGGTTTCAAAGAGTTCTGATGGGTTTGGTTCTCCAAAAGAGAGCACCGAATGGTTGTCCCTAATATCGAAAGGAG